GGCACAAAAAAATATGGAACTGATCATTCTAAATGATGGTCTGTATCAACTAATACCTGTCACCAAACAAATGATGGAGGGTATTGTGATAATGGATAAGATAGATTGTTTTGATCTTTGCGACATATTAAGATTACATCTAACCACTTATTATGATTATCCTATTAATGCTCATGTAATGAATGATGATACAGGAAATTTATATGGGTGTATTTGTAAGTAATTAGTCTCGCTTACGAGATGTTCCCACAAAGGACAACAAACATAGAGGCTTTCTTGGAGGTAAAACACTTATGATAAATGAAAAAGAAATACACACAACACCAATAGGTACGGGAAATTATCCTTATCTATTTACACCCGATACACAGTTTGAAAAACCAGACGGAGTATTTACGGTTAAATTTGTGTTGAGTGAAAATGATGCTAAACCATTTATAAAAATCTATGAGGACACTTTAAAAGCACGTCAGCAAAAAGACAATACTGAAAAAAGAGCTCCTCACAATCAATATAAGATTTCAAAAGATGGAACAGTAGAGTTTAAATTTAAACTCAAAGCTAAGGTAATAATGAAAGACGGAACTGACTTTGAACAAAGACCAAAGATTTTAAACCCCGATAAAACTGTAGCTGAAAAGCAACCTGTTTATAGCGGTTCAAAAATGAAGATCGCCTTTCAAGCTGTATCGTGGGCTAACCCAATGCAAGGTGTTGGTGTTACGCTTAGATTAAAAGCGGTTCAGTTAATTGAAGTAGTTTCTGAAAAACCTAAATCAAACGGAGATACTAACTCTGATTATGATTATGGTTTTGGTAAGGAAAAAGTTTCCAATGCAGTACCTAGTGAGAAAAAAGAAGTTTCCGTTTCACAAGAAGCGGACTTCTAATTATCGTAGTGGGCTTGAAGATAGCGTTATTAAAGATTTAGAGTTTAGGAAAATAAATTTTAAATATGAAAAACGTACTATACTTTATTTCAAGCCCTCTACTAAACATAAGTACACTCCAGATATTGAATTAGATAATGGAATACTAATTGAAATAAAAGGTTTCTTTAAAAGAGAAGATCGAAAGAAACATTTATTAGTTAAAGAGCAAGAACCAAAATTAGACATAAGGTTTATTTTTGGAAACTCAAAAAACAAAATCTACAAAGGGAGTAAAACAAGTTACGCCGATTGGTGTATTAAACACGGCTTTAAATTTGCTGATAAAATTATTCCTAAAGCATGGATTAACTAAGGGAGGAAAATGCTAATACATAAAACAAAAGAACAATGGAATGCCATTGTAAAAGAAAAAGACGACAGAAATAAAATGTTAGAGGGTAAGTTAAAAAAGACAGTAGAAAAATGTCGTGCTTTATATTCAAGAGTTAGAGATTTACAAGATATTGATGAAGCTCATAAAAAACATAATGGAGTTTTACAAAGAAAAGTTTCTAACTTTGAGCAAAAAATAAAAGATTTACAAAACGACCGCTTAAACAAAGGACGGGAAGCGGGTATTGATGTCTAATGATAGTGAGTTTGTTAAGCACTTACCTTGTACGACCTGCCCGTCAAGTGATGGAATGGCTTTGTATTCTGATGGACACACTCATTGTTTCGTCTGTAATACTACTAGCAATACTGATGGCAATTCTACAAGTAATAGGAATGTATCTAAAGATGTTTATTTTAGTGATTTGGTTCAAGGTCAAGCAATTAGCTTACCTAAAAGAAAGCTCACAATGGAAAGTTGTCGAAAGTGGGACTATAAAGTTGGCGAGATTAATAAAGAACCTGTTCAAGTAGCAACTTATTACGATAAAAATAAAAAACCAGTATTTCAAAAGTTAAGATTTAAAAATAAAGAATTTAAAACAACTGGCGATATTTCCCAAGCTACACTTTATGGACAAAACCTCTGGAATGGAGGTGGAAAAATATTGTGTTTATGCGAGGGAGAAATTGACAGTATATCCCTCTCTCAGTTGTTTAATCACCGATACCCTGTTTGTGGAATACCAAATGGGGTTAATGGTGCAGTTAAAGCAATTAAGAAACAACTCGAATTTATTGAAAGTTTTGAAAAAGTAGTTTTCTTTTTTGACCAAGATGAGGCGGGATTAGAAGCGGCTAACAAATGTGCAGAGCTCCTGTCAGTCGGAAAAGCTAAGATTGCAAACTTTGAACTTAAAGACGTAAACGAAATGTTAGTAAGCGGTTTAGGTAGTGAAGTAGTCAAAGCTATGTGGGAGGCAAAAACATTTAGACCAGATGGTGTAGTTGCGGGAGAAGAACTTTGGGAAGTAATTAAAAAAGAAGATGAAAAAGCTACTGCATTTTATCCTTATGAGGGACTTAATAGAAAGTTATTTGGCATTAGAAAAAGAGAGATTGTAACTATATGTGGTGGTAGCGGCATAGGTAAGTCGCTTATGACTAAGGAAATTGCTTATCATTTAATTAAAAAAGGAAAAAGAATAGGAATCATCTCTTTAGAAGAAAGTTTAAAAAGAACTTGTGAGGGAATTTTAGGATTACATCTAAACAAACCTATTCATATAGATAGATCAGAAGTATCTGAACTAGAACTAGAAACCGCTTATAAAGAAACAATAGGTAATGGAAATGTATTTTTATATGACCATTGGGGATCAGTAGAAGAAAATACAATTCTTAATAAAATAAAATATTTCGCAAAAGCATTAGATATAGAATATTTATTTATAGATCATATTTCAATTATTGTTAGTGGACTTGAAACTAATGATGAAAGAAAAACTATTGATTTGTTAATGACAAGGTTAAGAGCATTAACAGAACAATTAAATATTGGTGTTATAATTATTTCACATTTAAAAAGACCAGAGGGTAACAAAGATCATACTGACGGTTTAAAAACTTCACTCGGACAATTAAGAGGCAGTGCTAGTATTGCTCAACTAAGCGATATTTGTGTCGGTGTCGAGAGATCACTTTCAGATCAAGAAAACGGAAAAAAGACTTTAGTAAGAATTTTAAAAAATAGATTTGCAGGAATTACAGGAATTGGAACTACTCTGCAATACAACCCAGATACAGGAAGATTACAAGAATATGAAACAACCAATAATTTTTGATATAGAAACTGATGGTTTCAATCCAACTAAGGTGCATTGTCTAGTATTGCAAAAAGATGGAAAAGAAATTTCGTTCGTTGGACGAGATATACCGAAAGGTATTGATTTGTTAGCTGACAACTTAGTCGTGGGACATAACGTGATTAAATATGACCTCCCTGTCTTAAAGCGTTTGTACGACTACTCTCATAATCCAGAGTTAGTACACGATACTCTATGCCTTAGTCGTCTTATCTACCCTGACATAGCCAACAGCGTAGACTTTAAATTGTTAGCTAACAATCACATTGATAAATCTGTTGTTGGTAGACATAGTTTAAAAGCATGGGGACAAAGATTAAAATTTCATAAAGGCGATTATGCTGAGGTGCATGATTTTAAAGAATTTAATGAAGATATGCTTGAGTATTGTATTCAAGATGTAAAATTAACTTCATTACTTTATAAAAAATTATTAGAAAAAGGATTTAGTAAAGAAAGTATAGAATTAGAGCATGAAGTTGCTAACATTTTAAAACTACAAGAGGACAAAGGTTTTGGTTTTGATGTAGGTAAAGCTCAAGAATTACACTCTAAATTATTAGGTAGAACTCACGATTTAAGATTGAGTTTAGAACAACGATTTCCAGATTGGCAAGTAGATTTAGGAGAGTTTATTCCTAAAGTTAATAATAAAAAACTTGGATATAAAAAAGGTGTTGCCGTTAGGAAATCTAAAACAATGAAATTTAATCCATCAAGTCGCCAGCAAATATCAAATAGACTTATGGAACTTAGAGATTGGAAACCTAAAAAGTTTTCTGAAACAGGATTACCAATAGTTGATGAGGAAACTTTAGAACATTTAGATTATCCAGAAGCTAAAGAACTTAACGAGTATTTATTAATAGAAAAAAGATTAGGTATGTTAAGTGATGGAAAACACGCTTGGTTAAAAGTAGTTAAAGATGGAAGAATACATAGTAACTATATTACTAATATTACGACTGGAAGAATGAGTTGTCGTAGTCCA